ACTTCTGCCCCAGCATATGTTCCTTTACCCATAAAATTTCCAGCACGTGAAAGTATATCTTCGCTGGGTAAATTCATTGGATCACTTATATCTAAGACTTTACTAGCTTTAGCTTGCAAGTCCTGAACATACCCAAGAGCAGTACTTGTATCAGTACTACTTGCAGGCTTAGCCCCCAAAGAAAAACCACCTTTAGGCGCAGAAAACTGATTATAAACTTCATTAATAGCTTTTCTAACAGGTTCTATCTCAGCTAACGCTTTACCACTTAAGCCATCGAGGTAATTCATAGCATCAGTTAGTATAGTCAAATCGGTGGATGATGCCCACTTGAGCACTGCATCTTTAGCTGCTTTAGCTCCTCCAGTCTTAAACCCCGTAATAGAGTCATTAATCATCTTAAATATATTACGTCCACCCGCTGCAGCAGCTTTAGCTCCCCCAGCAGCTATCGCCCCACCCGGGAGCATATCAGCGGCCAACCCTATCTGCTCCACCACGCCGAACTCTCTGTCTCTCTGAGCTTCCATCTCTGCTCTCACCCCAGGATCCTCTGGACCAAGAACTCTACCTGCGGCATCAGATACTACAACGCCACTCTCTTTTCTTCCAGGTTTATAAGCCATTACGCACTTAGCACTTTCTTCGTTTTCCTCGAAACCTTAGGTAACTTCCCGCCCTCATCCTCTTCCAAGAACCTCTTAATAACACTCAGCTTCAAGCCTAGCCGCTTCCTCAACTCCGGATCATTCTTAGCAGCGTGAAACAACGCTCTCTGGTCCTGGCTCTTAAAAGGCATCAGACCGTCACTGTCTCCCCTGCCTGCTGACCCTCACTGGGCAGGTCTCTATTAAAGCTATCAGCGTCCAAAGGACCTACCCCCGCATTTGCCGCTCTTCCATTCTGAAGGGCCTCTTGAAGTGCTTGGGCCTCTGGATTAGCGAACTGCGAAGTGCCTCCTTCACCCTGAGTCGTCGCCGCTTGAGCCTGCATAGTTTGAGCTTGCTTCTCAAGCATAGGAAGAATATCCTCAACATCTTTCTCATTGAACCCTCTAACTAGCAATCTACGCGCAAGCTCCGGTATGTTCGGAGGCACGCCATAGGTTTGAGTTAGAAGAGGTGTAAGCCCTGCGAACAGGTTCAACAAGTCCATCCACTGACTTCTCTCAACAGCCAAAGCTGTGGACTGACTCGAAACATCCATAGTGAATAAGTACTCGCCCTCGGAGAGTTCCTTACTCAAACTGATGAACTGGTTCGCATTCTTATCCAAGAGAAACAACTTCTCCGGTCGAAACTGTGAATCTAATTGAAACATCTTCCTTGCCTTACGCACCTGAAACTCAGAGAGCAGCGCCGAGCGCCGATTCTCCCTGGAGGTATTCTTCTTCTCAATGATAGAAGCTTCAGTCGCCGTCTCGGTCGCTGGCATCCTAACCGGCTGAGGCGTCCCTGCACTCCTATCAAACATCTGTTGAAGAAGGTTCAGCATTCCGCCTTTGTCCGATGGAACCGAAAGGAAAGGAAGGGGCATAATCACATTAGAGCCTTGTTCGCCAAGGCCCGGAACTTCCACAATAGATCCATCTGGAGCATCCAGGATGTCTTGGAGAATATCCCTGTCTATTCCAGCTGCCGGATCGACAAGCCATATATTCTTTTGCTTCCTTATAGTATAAAGGAACGAGTCCATTATCTCATTAGTCAACGCCTGGACAGTGTCCCCACCAGCCATAAGCAACGGCGGCTTGTGAAACCATTGCCTAACACCGGTCTGAAAAGTCAAGGTCTCTACCGGATAGTTATCAATCCTGTCGTAAGGCCATTCCTCTTCATACTGTAGAAACTTCTCATTGCCCTCTGCAATAGTAAAGAACAAATTGCGGAACTTGTTCTTGCCCGCAGGGAAATTCCTCGCCCACACTTCCCAGCCTCTCACGACATCAAAACCATCAGACTCCAGATCCCCCTCCTTATCTGGAGCATCCTTATAACGACTAGGCTCCAGATCATCCACATTACGATAAGCTGGATTAGCTCTCACTTCATCTATCGGCAGCTCCCATCCGAAAGCTATCCACCTGGCGTCCATCGGACCATCCAGGCTGAAAGCATCCGTCAGGAATAAGTCCGGCTGCCAGCGAACGGCATAAGGAGAACCTCTATGAACATTAGTATTCGCACTTGGCGCCGGCCTATCATTAAAGAGCTTATGAAGCTTTATATGGTCCATGAAGGACTCTTTCATAAAGCTCTTTACCTCTTCATTATCAGATTCCTCAAGGAGCATCCTCAGCTCATTCTGATGCACCTGTATATGGAAGAGATGATCCTGAGCATCCTGCACCCTCACCGGAATACCACCCTTGATGAAGACATTCTCCTCCGCTGGATCCTCCATATCAAGGACAGTCATGTCCTGAAGCATCTCTTGCTCAACGGCATCTACGTCAAGCTCGAAGCCTATCTTCGCCACGCCATAAGGGAACAAGAAAGCATCCAAAGCACAGCGCTCATCGACCCTCAGCTGGTTCGTCTCTCTATAACGATAATTCGAGATCTTTGCAACTCCCGAAGCCAGCGTCGCACCCTGAGGATCCATAGGATCTATTCTCTGCGCCGCCTCTCTTGTCTCCGGATAGCACTGAAAGGTAGGAGCTCTATCCAGCATATTAGCCAGGCTCTGGTCTATAAATCCATGAATAAGGCCACTCTTCACACGCCTAACGTGTTCCTCTTCCGCATCCCCAGCATCTTGTTCCCGCTCCGTAGAGGCCTCATTATAGAACTGGTTCACCAAGATATTACAAGCCTCGAACAGCGGCTTCACTTTCTTCTGAACGAAGCCAATCTGCCCTTGCCAATACTGTACTCTCAGGTCCTGCGCTGTAGGATATGCCATTTATATCTCTATAACAGATTGTTAGGGAGTGTCCAAACCCCAGTTATCATCTAGCGGGCTGGCCTCCGGAAAAGGAACAACAATACCCTCGCTTCGCCTCTTGACCCCTCTTCTAGCCCTCGTGTTCCGCATAACATACTCATCAAATGTAAAAGCACTTGGGACTATCTTGTTACTCCCAGTTAACACCTCAACTGCCCCTACAGCACTCCTGAGCTTGGAAAGCTTCATGCCCAGTAATGCCAAGCAGTCAACCTGGTCATCATACCTGGTATTTGGAAAACGACTAAGCTCATGCTCAAGGTCCCCAAGCCACGGCACATTATCTGGAACATGGAAGATACCCATCTGCATCGCGCCAGCGATAGCTCCGGCCCTATTAGCCGAATCCTTAGAGCCCCGACCTATCACACTTATGTCCTCCATAACAGTCCAGCAACTAAGTTCGGCCTTCCGCTTACGAAGCAACGGGCCCACAATCTTGCCCATCATAACCCGCTCATGGAACCACTTCAGAGGCCGATACTCCAGCATAAACTCGCAAGCTCTCTCAATCCCCTCAAAGATCTCAACCTGCCCCCTATACAAGTCCACAAGGTAGATCATACCTTCTTCGTCTATCCCAAAGATCATATGAACAGTATAGTCGCCGGAGCCCTTTGTAAGAGCATAATCACTGGTTCCATAGTATGTCATATTACGAGGAATACGAGACTCAGGCACTTTCTTTATCCACCCAGGCTGGAAAACATCTCCCTCATCGCTGACAGGCTTCTGCTGATGTAGGGCCATAAAAAGGGACGGATTGCGCGCACGAATAGCATGGAGCTCCTCAACTGAGCGCATATTTGGACCTTCCGGCAGTAGCGCTTCTCCAGGCGCTCGGCCCAAAGGATCATCCGCCTCAGCGAGGGAGGGAAGCCTTATGATGTCCCAATACTCCTCGCCCTCTTCGTTGAGCTTTTCAATCCGCCCCCCAAGGTCATCATCATGCCAGCGTTGCATTATAAGGATAACAGCTCCTGGGCCATCTTTATAAGGACGCAAACGATTGAGTAAAACACTCGCATACCAGTCCCACACCGCACGTCTGTTATTCAGACTAAGGGCACTCTCATAACTCTTAAATGGATCATCTATAACAGCTATATGTGCATGGAAGCCTATCAGGCCGCCCAGCACCCCCTCAGCCTTATACTCTCCACCTTCGGAAGTCTTCCACTCATTCATGCTCTGAGCATCTTCAGCGATCCTTACCCCAGGAAACACCAGACGAAAACGATCATCTTTTATGATGTTCCTTACATTCCGCCCAAAACCAAAAGCCAGATCAGCGGCATAGCTCGCCTGAATGAATTCCATCTCAGGATTCCTTCCAAAGAACCAGGAAGGGAATATCTCGCTAGAAAGGCGCGACTTGCCAATCGCTGGAGGAACGAATATAGCCAGCCGGCGCAGCCTGCCCTGTTCCACATCTTGTAGCTTCTCCGCTATACTATAGTGGACCGAGAAAGGCTCATACTTCTCATCTATAAACTGCGCATACTTTATCAAACTACCAGCCGCCTGCTTACGCCTGATAAGCTCCCTTGCTACCTCAGCGGGATCTTGGGCCTCTGGAGAGTGGGCTACAGGAGTGTTAGCGAGCAGCTTATTCACTGTGGGGCAACTTCTTCTTTATTATGATCACTCAGAGCTTCCCCAAGAACCTTCCTCTCCTCCTCATCCAACACCGCGAAGTCAGCCTCGATTGCTTCTGGATTCACGGATGCAAGCCGATCAAGAACTCCAACCAAGGCCTCTGTGGAAGTCTGATCAACCGAATGGACAACGTGCTGATCCACTTCCCGTCTCTCTGTATACCCACGATCCTTGCCGAGAGTCTGTAGGACTTTCCAACTATAAGCCTTGTCCCCACTCTCGACAGCCCTGAAAATATTGTCCTCAGCAGTGTCGATGATCCTCTCACGTGAGTCGGCCATCACTTGTTGCAGTGCCGGGCTGCGAGTGATGTGATAACGGACCGCCTGTGCAGAGCCCATACCAACCGTGTCAGCGACCTTGCTGAGGACTCCCTTGTTAGCAATGATAGCCTCGGCCAAGATATTCTCTCTCTGCTTACCCTGGGCTTTCAGAGCCAACCTAACATCCATTTCCTCTTTAGCTCTTACACGGAAACTCGGAGCAGAACAACCAAGCTTGTCAGCGGCCTCCTCCACGCTCATAGTCTGCTGAAGAGCTTTGATCATCTCAGCCGAGTCTATTTCTCTCTTACGTGCCACTTAGGCAACCTTTCTAAGTGCCATAGCACCATTGCTCTCTTTCGTCTCAAGTGCGCATCAAAGTGGCGCTGCATACCCTATTATATGCTACGCCCACTAAGCAACTGATCAATATCTGATTGCTTAGGCTCCCTGCCAATAACAGAAGGAAGACGGTCCGCTATCTGTGCAAACTGATCTGTCCTTCCAAGATCAGGGCTGACACCCAGGCTGTCCAGAGATATAGAACCATCATCTAGCTCAGCTCTCAAGGCATTAATTAACTTGTCAGCCAAAAGGATTATGCTTATAATACCCTTACTACTCATAAGACCCTCCTAATAAAGGGGTGCGAGGGAGCTCAACGGTGCGGAGCAGGGCTGGAAGGGACAGATACACACCACCTTGCTCCCCCGGCCCCTAAGAACCAACAACCTCTTCGATCCCTCTTTTCCTCAATCCCATTCTACTCCTGGCAATCCGCTGAACAACAGCGATGTCCCAACTGAGAATCTCTGAGATCTCCTCCTCAGCTTTTCCTATATCAAGCAGCTCGAAAACTCTCCTATGCCCGTCCCACAGATTCTCTACTCTAACATTCATTCTAAGACATCCTTCCTAGAAACCTACCCATGCCCAAATATACACAAGACTTTGCAAGTTAGCAAACCATAAATATACATATTTCCCCCAACTCTGTAACATATTGTTATGAAGTTGCTACCTACATCCTTCGAAGGGAGCGCTTCTCCACTTAGTAGTTTTGAAATTTAGCTGAGAAATCTTTAGCTACTAAGATATATTATTCGCGCGAGCTTGGGGGGAAGCCGCCGGAACTCATAGGGAGTCGCGTGCGACCATCTTATGGCCGAAACTCGAAAAAATACTTATAACATTATAGTATATTTCGGCCTAGTTGGACATAGCTAACAAATGTTAGTCGTGCCAAATTGGTTATTTGTATAATAGATGTTCGCACACTTCATTATATATTTTATAAAGTACTTTAGCCACAACTAAATATACATATCTCATTTAAAAACAAGCACTTAGGTGGTGAAACTACACAAATTAGTGGAGAAAACAAGCCACATTGACATTATTTTATATGTCAACTAGTCACTAGTTTACATATTCCTAGTTTGGTTGACATAATGAGTACACCAACCTGTGTACTTTGTGTCAACATGGCTTGCTTTTTGCGCCATCCTGTCATTAATATTGACATAACTCCAATAAAAACAACAAGTTGTATCGGATAGTTTAATTTCC